TTTCGTCGCTTACAGCGCACCAGTTGCAGCAGCTTCTGCAGTCTTCTTGGTGTATCCCTTTGGTCAGGGTTCCTTCTCGGATGCTATGCCTCTTGGAATTTCGGGGACCTTCAATTACATGCTCGTATTCCAAGCGGAGCACAACATTCTTATGCACCCCTTCCATATGATGGGAGTGGCTGGTGTATTTGGTGGTGCTCTGTTCAGCGCGATGCATGGATCCCTAGTGACTTCTAGCTTGATCCGTGAGACCACCGAACAGGAGTCTCATAACAATGGATATAAGTTTGGTCAGGAAGAGGAGACTTACAACATCGTTGCCGCTCATGGATACTTTGGTCGTCTTATTTTTCAGTACGCTTCTTTTAATAACAGCCGTAGTCTGCACTTCTTTTTGGCAGCCTTTCCTGTTGTTGGCATCTGGTTTACTGCTCTTGGTGTATCTACCATGGCATTTAACTTGAATGGTTTTAACTTTAACCAGTCCATCGCATCAAAAGATGGTCATGTTATTAATACCTGGGCTGATATTTTGAATAGGGCTAACCTTGGTTTTGAAGTGATGCACGAGCGTAATGCTCACAACTTCCCTTTGGACCTGGCGTCATCCCAAACCACACCAGTGGCGCTGACTGCTCCTTCTATTGGATAATTAATTATGTCTCTTCTCGTAGCTACTGAAGATACTTTCTCTTTCCGTGTCCCTCCTGTGTATGAAACTGCACGCCGTGAGGACACTGCTAATGCTAACACTGAGACTGCACATTACTATTTGCAGCCAGTGTCGCAAGCTCACTACCGTATTATCGGTCTTGACTATGCTCTGATTGAGCCTACTGTCCAACTTGGATTTGTTTGAGGACTGAACTATGCCACGCGCTTTCTATGACCCGAGCAACCCGTCTACTACGACGATCTATCGGGTAAAAGAAGCGGGTGATCCTTATTTCATCCCCGCTTATCCAATCATGGATGAGGAGCAAGAGCTGGTTGATGACTATTATTCTGAGAATGGTATTCGTACCAATCTTGAGGATGGTAGCAACGATCCTGCTAAAGCTCCTCGTGATTACACAACTGCATGTGCATTTAATGATGCTGCTTTTGATGCCTATAAGGCTGCAGCTCTTGCACAATGCCAAAAGATCGCTAGCACAGCTGCCGTTTCGGTGACTGGTGTTGACCCTGCCGTAGTAAACTACGAGGGTGCAACTAGCGAACCTTGATTATCTAGTACGTTCAACCTTCGGGTCGCATATCTGCCACGCATGGAACGGGGCGTGGGTCTACTAGGTACTTATTATGTCTATCAATCTCATTCGTTTCCTTGCATCACAGAAGAAGCGCGCACAGCGTTATCACACTGATGCCCTTCGCTACCGTGGTGTAGTGTATAAAGAGATCGACTGATGGTGTAGGAGGGGTTCGACTCCCCTCCCAGTCATTTGGCTCGTGCCCTTACGAGGATAACACTTGCCGAACCGGTTCGGAAAGACCTTAATATTTCCAGAGAAAATTTTTTTACTATACGTATAGTTGTCGCTAACAATTATTATTTAGAACAATGGCAACTTGGAACTTTGGTGACGCAGCCGCTGGCGTAGACCCGCTGTCGTCTCCCCCTAACACTCGCACTACCTCCATTGGTAGTATCAATAAATTCCCCGGTCTTGGTCGTACCAAGTTCGGTGAGACTGTCACCATGCCTGACGGTCAGGTCGTCTCTGCTTACGATGCTAAGTATGCTACCTACCTAAAGCTGGCAACCGGTGAGATGTTCAAGGCATACGAGTCCGCTTGTATTGCTAAGGGCACCATTCAGAACCGCACCCTGCGTAACGGCAAGGCTGCTCAGTTCATCTTCACCGGTCGTATGACTGCTGATTATCATGTCCCCGGCACCCCGATCCTCGGATCTGGTGATCCCCCGGTGGCTGAAAAGACCATCGTGATGGATGACCTGCTGGTCTCCAGCGCCTTCGTGTATGATCTCGACGAGACCCTGGCACATTATAGCCTGCGCTCTGAGATCACCAAGAAGATTGGTCATGCTCTGGCTGAAGCTTATGACAAGAAGGTGTTCCGCACCATTGCTTTGTCTGCTCGTGAAGCTCATCCCATCACTGCTGCTCCTGGTCCTGAACCCGGTGGTTCGATCATCAAGCTTGGTGCTGGTAATGAGTACAATGCTCAGTCTATCGTGGATGCTTTCTTTGAAGCAGCTTCGATCATGGATGAGAAGAACCTGCCTACCGGCGGTCGTTTCGCTGTGCTGTCCCCGCGTCAGTACTACGCACTCATCTCTCAGGTTGACACTAACATCCTGAACCAAGATTATGGTACTACCACCCAGGGTTCTCTGAACACTGGCGAAGGTCTGTATCAAATCGCTGGTATCTCCATTCGTCGCTCCAACAACCTGCCCTTCATGGCTGGTGAAGTTGCTAGCATCGAAGGTGAGAACAACGATTACTCCGGTGACTTCTCTTCGCACTGCGGTCTGATTTATCAGAAGGATGCTGCTGCTGTTGTGGAAGCTATCGGTCCTCAAGTCCAAACCACTGGTTCCGACGTGCACACCCTGTATCAAGGTGATGTGATCGTTGGTCGCCTTGCCATGGGTGTGGGCACGCTCAACCCTGCAGCTGCTATTGAACTGCAGGCTTCCTGATAGGAGGTAACAAATGGCACAACCTCATCAATATCCTGGTACTGGAGTATACCCTCCTGTTGCTGGTGAATCGTATGAAGAGAGCTATCAAGCTCAACCGTTCCCTGGTGTTGCCACTCCGTGGGTACCAGGAAACCAACAAATTGTAGAAGTCACTGTAGAGCATCCTTTCATCACTGATGATGGTATGCCTCCTACTGGTAAAAAGCACACGCTGACTTCTTTCACTGCTAACCCCATGCCCCATGTGGAGTATGGACGTATTGGAGCTAACTGACAATGACTGTCGCAACTGATACTTGGCTGGTATCCCCGTATACCGATGAAGGATACCTTAGCTATGTCGCCACTGCTGATGGTACCGGAGTGCAACAGCACCCTGGTAACGGAGCTGGCTTTACTGTGGATGCACTGAGCGGTGATCGTACCGTGACTGTCTGCACCCGCTACAGTGTGGCACGTACCCGTCGTGGTTACTGTACTGCTACGCCTGCTAGCACGGTCTATTCTTTGACCCCTGGTATGCGTCAAGCTTACGGTTCTGCCACTGGTGCTGTACCGCCTGAACTGGATCGTGGACCTTACGTGTTCACTCCCTGATAACTACGGGAGGGCTTCGGCTCTCCCCCTTTTTTTAAACCTCTATTGAGAATGATAATCAATGGCATATCCTACTACTGCATCACAAATTGAATTAGAAGCTATTAATCAAATGCTGGCTGCAGTGGGACAAGCGCCAGTCACTTCGGTTGATCTCGACCAAACAGATCTGCCAACCAACCCGGACGTTGCAATGGCACGGGAAACACTACAGCAGGTGTCCCGAGAAGTACAGGCTGAAGGATGGACATTTAACAGAGAGTTTAATTATCCCATTAAACCTAATGCTGAAGGTGAAATTGTTATACCTGATAACATGCTACAGATTGATTTGTCTATGGATGTAATCTCTAACCGTGGCTGTGACCCTATTCGTAGGGAAGGTAAACTATATGATAAGACTAAACATACGTTCCAATGGGGACAGCGTACAGTCTACTGTGATATCTTGTGGTTGTTTGAATGGGAAGACCTGCCGAGACCTATACAAGATTATGTAATTAATAAAGCTAGTGCTATCTTTAGTCAACGTGTTATTGGTGACATGAACCTGTACCAAGCGTTGCTTCAACAGGCTTCTGAATGTAGAGCTTATGCTCTGGAGTATGAAACTCAACAAGGTGACTATACATTCTTTGGTCATCCTGTTGGTGGGAATTATTATAATAGCTATCAACCGTTCCATGCGCTATACAGATGAACGTAACACAACAAGTACCTAATTTTTTTGGGTGTATAAGTCAAGCTCCTGATTATGATAAACCACCTGGTTTCCTTCAGGATGTAAAAAATGCATACCCTGACTACACCTATGGTCTACAAAAAAGACAAGGTAGTAAGTTTGAATTCTCTCTAGCTGATACTAAAGGTAAGACTTACACTGAAGAGTATCTTAGTGGTGGTAGATGGTTTGCACAAATCATTAATGAAATACCATTCTTTGGTGTTATACTGCCAGAGACTGATGACAGAGAAGCAAAGATCCACATATGGAATGCTGCTCTACGTCAAGAATGCACAGTAACCGGTGACTTTAGTTATCTAACTATTAATGATAGAAGTAGTGTATTCCCTGTAACCTGGGAAGATATAAAAACAGTATCTATTAACCAAGCTACAGTTATTATAAATAGAAAATCACAAGTAAAAGAATCCACTACTAAAACACCTAATGGTACAGTAGAAGAAATAACTATTGTAGCTGAACTTCCCGAGAATGCTGACCTAAATAAAATTTTTCATGTTTTAAATAGTACTCATTCTGAAGATGATGATTACTATACTAAATGGAATGGTAATGCTTTTGAAGAAGTAGCTGCCCCTAACATACCTGATGGATTTGATGCTGACACAGCACCACATGTACTAGTTAATACCGGTATCCTATCCTTTAGTTTTGATCCATTGGATTATGAGAAACGTAAGGTAGGCAATGAAAGTACAAACCAACACCCAAGTTTTGTTGGTACTTATATTGAAAATGCGTTTTTCTATTTGAACCGTGTAGGATTCTTGTCAGAAGATAATGTAATCATGTCTCAGCCACTTAAGGCAGACAACTACTCTGGTGACTTACAGTCAGTTGATTTCTATCGCATCTCTACACTTACTCAATCCCCGGCTGACCCTGTTGATATTAATGTAGCTAGTGTAAGACCTGTCACCTTGGCGTCTGTACAACCAGCATACCAAGGTCTGGTAGTGTTTGCACATGGTGAGCAGTTCATGATATATTCTGATGCTGGTGTCATCACTCCTCAGACTGCTATTGCTAAGTCTATTTCTACATTTGAATTACACGACCCCGTTGATGCTATTGAAATGGGTGATGAGTATTACTTTATCTCTAAGACACAACGTAATACTAGGGTGTTTAAGATGATCACCCAAGGTCTAGAACGTGGTCCTATCTTGATAGATGTCAGTAAAGTTATTAATGATTATATCCCTAATAATATCAATGCTCTAGTACCTAACTCACAGAATCAATTCATTTCTCTCTCATCTAATGAAGGCAGGGTGATGTACATCTACCGTCAGACAAAAGAGAATGGAGAAGTATTATTTAATTCTTGGTATACCTGGGAGTTACCTGGCAAGATCCAGACCTGTGTCTTTACTCAAGACAAGATGTATACTGTCACATTGAATGGTAATATGGGTACTGTTTCTTCTATCCCGTTAAACACGGTGCCTGAAGAAGATATCCTGACAAATGTACTGAACAATGATAAGAATTTCTTTTTCCCTACTGTTGGTGTTGGTCCTTACTTAGACTTATGGATTGGTGGGACTAATATCCAGTATACATTTGATAGGGAATATAAGCGTACAGAGAAAGATGAAGACGGTAATACAGTTGAAGTAGAGATGGTTGAAGGTATTAACCTCACCTTTGCCAATAACTTCCCTACACAAATTGGTTATTTAAAACCTGTTGTTGTCCAATCACGTGATCCATTGACTAGGTTAGTTGATGTCCAAGCTGGTCACATCATGGTGCAACCTGAAGTCAAAGAAAACAGCTGGTTTATTCCAGGTAAATACAGGAAAGATTCTGTCAAAAATTATGTATGTGGTTATAGGTATGAGTATGACCTAAAGTTACCTACTTATTATATGCAGACTGATAACCCTGATTTCAGTGCCCATCTAAATATCAGTAGATATAAATTTATTTTTAAAGAAGCTGGTCTGGTAGAATTTAAAGTTCAGTATTTCGGTAGACACGATATGAGGTCTGAAGATAACTGGCAC